GTGTATCACCAGTAAAGAATATACCAAATATTGGAGTGTCAAAAACAGTGTCTTGACTTATCCAAACTTTGTCATCTTCATAGTTAGTCCCTAAAAACGGAACTATACCCAACTCACTATTTATACTCCACATTTGAGCAACATCTCCGTCAATCCTATCACCTGTTCTACTAAACATGGCGTTTATTGACGCATCACCTAATCCTGTAAGTTGACCTAAGAAATTAGAATTAGCTAAACGCGATAAAATAAAGAAATTTAAAATTTGACTAGTATCACTATATGATGTAGACCTTATACTATCAATTAAATACCCTTCAAAATCGGGGTCAAAACAAATCTCTTTAGTAAATTGGTCTCTCGGACCCAAATCCATAATAGTCGTTGGTGACCATATATTTCTCTGATTAACAGCACCAAATGGATTAACAGGTATTAAAGGACTTAATGTATATTTTTCTTGACCTACAAATCCAACCCCATCTTCGTACCTTGTAGATTTATAATAAAAATTATTACTATCATCATTAAAATAAATTGGACCTTCACCTTTAGTTATTAAATTATTAGGGTTACCACAATAAGTATAATTTCTAACTTCATTATCTGAATTAAAAATAGCTCCTTTATAAAATGACGGCATGTATAACGTACCGTTTACCCAGTTGTTTTGGAACATCTGTGCAAAAGCACCATTACATGCCGCATACATAACACGATATCTAGCCATCCATTCTGTAAATAGTAAACCATCTCTAACTAAACTTACTATAGGTATTTTAATAAGACGGTAACAACCATTAACAACATGTTTTTGACCTAAAATATCTTTATTTTCATTTTCATCTATGGTTAGACTTTTACCAAATCCTTCATAAGCATCAAGTAAAACCATGCCGTCACAAGATAATGAACCAACTACCTCAGAATATGCTGAAGATGTATCACCAGTAAAATCTTTAGAGCCAGTACCCCTATAATTAGATGCCGCAGTGAAATCAGGAGTAACTACAGTTTCACCCTCATCTGACAATCCATAGAATGTGAAGTTTTGATTTTGATGTAAGACATAACTATTATTCTTATACTCCTCAACTTGGTCAGATGTAGGTAATCTATCACTTCTAAATACAATTCTGTCACTATTGTTTATATTAATCGATGAAGTTCCATTATAATAAACAGGACTATATAGTCTTGCCTCATTCATTTGATTTGCCGATGGGTTTATATCAGAACTATTAGCCTTACGCATACCTAATAATGAAGCCCCTTCAACATCTCCTTGAGCTAAGAAAAAGTTTTTAGTACTATCGTTTCTCACACCGTTAGGGTTAGTGTATGTACCCACATTATATTGGTCATTAGGATTAACTCTAAACCCTTGTTTGAATTTATCTAATGATGAATACCTTAATAACTCACTTGTTGTAAACGCAGTAAACTTCGTATTATCAGGTGTGAATGTGAATGACGGAAAAAATAAATTGGAACCGTTATTAGTTGTATTATTTGGAACTGAATGTGTTTGAGGTGATTTGTAATTATTTACATATTGTGGTTTATTATCGTTCGGCTGAATTGGTATATTCAAAAAATAACTACCTTCTACTTTTACACCACCAAAAGATTTACCAAATAATATTGACAAATCATATTCTATATTTTGTCTTTGTGTGTATGGGTCAACACCTCTATTTAATAATATAATTTCGTAATCTCTATAATCAGGAATTTGTAACAACGGTTCAACATAGTATTGACCGTTTATTTCAACCGCATCGTCTTCAACATAGTCGTAGTCATCAGCAATACCATTTCTATATCTCAATCTTTGTCTATATCTGATAATATAATTATATAAGATACTTTTTGTTCTCGTTTGCCATAATATATCCGCAAATTCAGAAACTGTACCACCTGTAATCACTTGTAAATATTCCACCCCCGAAGGAAATTTGTAATAGTCTTCTTCAGATTCATTAGATAATATTTTTAGATTAGCTGTTTGTACTGTACCATTAGGTAAAATATTTGTTATAGATTTAGTTATTAGGTTATTATTATCATAAACTGAAGTACCTGTAATTGACTTATTACCGAACTGATTCACAGTACTTCCCGTTACGTTTTTATCATTAAGTTTATTTATATCACTAAAAGTAACTAAACGACCAGCACCAAATGTTTGCGCAGTTCCTGGGTCACACAACAGCACCATAACATTATCATATAATGGGTCTGATGGTTGAACTTGGTTGGTTCCAGGTTTTGAATTTTTAACTGTAGTTTTAATTATATTAGCTTCGCTATTTTGAGTTGTAAAAGCATTATTTCTGAAATACCTCTCTCTTTGATTTAATAAATTTAATTTATGTGGGAATGATGGGTCCAAACTGTAACCTCTTTTACCATTTCCTTCATTATACATTGGAACCCTTTGGTAATTATTTACATCGTTACCCGACAATAACCATCTTAATTTTTTATTTAATTCTTCTCTACTATCAGGAGTAAAATCACTGTAATACCCCCTATCATTTACATTAGCAATTAAAGAAAGATTAGGACCAACAGAAGAATTTGTTAAATCACTAACGTCATTGTAAGTCGTTTCACAGTTACAATTTTCACAATCAGGATAAGATAACATTGGTAGATTTAATGTTGGTAATGATATATTTTCACCTACATTAACATTAAACCACCTTAACACTGTTTTAATCGCATTAATTATACCGAGAATAATACCATACACAAGATACACCACATGTAATACGACAATAATAGGTATAAAAAGAGCTCTGACAATAAACATCAGAGTATCAAAAAGAATTAACCCTCCTGAATTTTGTTCACCATCGTTAACTGGAAATTTATTGACACTATTCTTACAAAGAAAATCATCAATATTTTTAATACCTAAGTGTCTTTTATCACCAAAACCCCATTTAAATCTATCAATATTAGATGATACTGTATAAACTTTATTATAGTGAATCTGATAAAATCTATCTTCACAATCGATAGCCTCTTGTATCATTTTTCTACCTAAAGTGGTAATACCACCCAAAATAGTTTTGTCTGCATAGTCGTTCCAATCAAGAGAAAACGCATAAGATGCATTAGTTTCAACACCTGAACCGTAATATTCTTTTATATTAGGGATTAAATAATTAGCTCTTTGTACTTCATTTTGTAAACCCCCTTCATTCTGCCATTTTACTTTGAATCGGTATTTTGAACTAGTTGGGATACCTATAGATGGGTCGTTAGAAAGTACTTGTTCTCCAAATTCATTAGTTATTACGTAATCTAAATTCATTGGTACTTCACATAACCAAGCACCTTCAGAATCTATAACATTACCACCGTTTTCTAATTTATATTCTTCCAATATAGGATACCCATCACTATCCGTATTTATTGTTTGTCGTATTGCAAGTATCTGTCCAGGCCCTGTAGTTAATTCACATAATCTACCAGTACTATTTTTTGTACGACAATTTTCTTTTAACGAGTCTTCGTCTGGATTAGAAAAAATAGAACCCATAAAAATCGCATGTGGTTGTATATTAACACCAAAGTCTCTTAAATCAAAATCAACACGACTAATCCCTATGGTACATAAATCTTCTTGACCCCAAAAAGACGCAACATCAATGTCTTTTACGGCATTAACTATTTGCGGTAGTGTCGATAAATCTGTTGATGACCTGAATTGTTGACCAGCAACCTGACCGTCAGTCGCCATACCCATTCTAATCAAGTCAGAAGGTCTTAATGAGAAACAACCCATATCCGACAAGTCAAGGTCCATTACCACTTTTTGTATACCTAACGGTACACCTATAATCATAAAGTCACCCGACTCATTTGTTTTGACAGTGTATTTATAGTATTTTTCATAGACTTCTAAAACTTCTTGTCTTGTTAGAATATCATCTTCAGTTGGAAACGTACCTGTAGGTGTGTGACCACCATATGATTGTTCATACGGTAAAAGATTATACCTATACCCATCTTCATTTTTTTGACCAATGTTTCTATAAGGATATAGTGTAGATATAATAGGGTCGTTAACATCCATATCATCTAATGGGACAAAAACTGAAACCTTAGCATTTGGAATACCATAACCTCCGTTGGTTATGACTCTACCCACGACTACTCCGTAATCTGCACAGAATCTTGTATATACATCCTCTTGTCTTAACTTCAAGGAAAGTATCTCTAAAAAGTCAAAATCTTGTGAAACTTCAACTTTAATATTCTTGTCAACACCTGGTTGTGTTCGTATTCTGTATGACTTGGGCATATTCGACTTTTAAGATAAATATTTATCTATCCAATTTTAAAAATAAAAGTTGTTTTGTGTATGTAAACTATCTTATGAGAAAGAAACACCTTTTAAGTCTTTAACTCTCACTGTGATATCTTTATTAGGGAATCTAACTTGATAAATCTGATTTGGTTCCGCAAAAATGGTATCATCGATAATCTCTATCTGTTTAGTTGCAGAGTTTGAATATCTCTGTGAGGTCTGTGATGAAGAGTACTCACCACCCGTTCTATTAAAAATACTGATGTCTGAAAGTGCAATTACTCCCGACACATCTTGTACGATTCTTCTTACTTCCGAAACATTTAAGTTTTGACCCATTTCTCTCGTAGTTGAACTCATGTATTGTGAAAGTTGATTTACAATTTCAGTAATAACTTGTCCTTGATTTTGTGTTGATTCAAATACTACAGATAAATCAAATGCCAAATCAACAACCTGAGCACTTGTAATCTCAACATAATCATTTATCATTCGATAGTTAGATAGATAAGTCGCCACGTTATTCTTTAATGTATTTGATAATATTTCTGTTAATTGTCCATCAGCATCGTAAGCTAACATCTGAACGACAATCTTATTATTGTTTTCAGTAATACCCACCTTTGCTGGTGCACCAAACTTTCCTGGCATTGTTGCGATTAACGTTTGATAGTCGTTAACCGTTACCGCTCTTTTTTGTGATGAGAAGTTAAATCCAACCATGTTTCTAACTTCTTCAGTTGTTGGTTGATTTGCACCACCAATAGCCGCAGTAACATTATTTACCGTTAGTGAATTACTTACTGTTTGATTTATATTATCTGATGGACCATTAACTGAAAAATTAACGGTACCTAATTGATTAATAGCATTAACACCAATATTAGACGCAGTACCACCACCAATCCTATACTGAATAAATAAAGTAGTATTTGGTGTTACGGTTAAACCTAAACCAATATTATTTTGATAATCTTGAATCCTCATCGGAACTCCTGTTTGTGAGAACTGAGCAAGTTGTTGGTCAGGTGTTGTTGTACCACCACCAAACGTCATCTTTAAAAATCCTTCAGGTGTATATTCACTTATAAATCTATTTTCAGTCTCTAACCATCTACCTACCTTAACACCTGTAGAATCTGCAGGTTTTGTAGGGTCTTCAATAAAAACTCTCGATTCGGCTAACGCATCTACTTCGTACCATCTATTTGGTGAACTTACAAATTCCGAGTACGTTGGTGTTGCTTGATAGTTTGTTCCGTCCTTTTGTATAACAGAAGTAATACCTAAAACGTTTCTCTCAGGTAAAAATATTTCATAAAAAGGTATTACATCACTTGGATTGATAACTTGTTTGAATACTTTAGTTATACCATTAACCACTGTTTCTCTCTTTGTTATGGTATAATTTATAAGTCTATTGTTCGAATCAAAATTAGGTATTTTTATTCTATTAGGAAATCCACTATTATTATATGGTGATGAGAAATCAATATCGTAAACATTTTCAAATGTTTGACCTCCACCAACTACCTGTGAACCTGCCCTTAAAATTCCCAAATATCTAGCATCTTCTTTATCACCAAAAGCAGGAACAGTTATTGAGAAGTCAACCATAGAAACCGATGGTCTATATCCAGGTATTTTTAACCCATACGTTCTTGCTATGTTATATACTGAAGAACGTTGTTGTGCATATTGTAGTACAGTTTCTTGTATACTACGGTCAATGTGGTAGTGTAAGTTATCACCTATGGCAGCGTTAAGGTCTAAGAACACTGAGAATACAGAAGCATCATTGAAGTTATCAATAAGTTCTGGATAATATTGTCTTGTATAATTTATGAGGTCCTGTCTTAAACCTTCAAAATCTCTTTCAGTATAAGATATTTTTTTGTTTGCCATATATTATTAAATATTGATAATTATAAAATCTCTTGATTCAAATGCTTTATCGTCAACACTATAATCAATTCTTAATTTCGCAGTATATTCTTCAGTACCTTTACCGGGTATTCTATATACCGCACCACCTAATTTTTCATAATTTAATTCTCCTTGAGCTTCTAAATCATCAATGTATGGTGTTAAGGATATATCTTTAATTGTTAAATTTGGTATGAACTTATCAACAGCTTCTCTAATATCCGCCTTAATCGCTTCAAATGTGGGACCATCCATCGGTTCAAAAATAAACTCATAGATTCTGGTTCCAAAATCAGGTAGATAATATCTCGTACCCTTTCTAGTTAGAATGAGGTGTAATAAGTCAGTTCTAATCTCCTCAACACTTGATTGTGAAAGAGATAAGTACTTCCCCTGTAAACTATCCCTAAATGGGAAATTAACACCATATGTAAAACCGTCTGCCATTCTCTATAAATATTATAGTTCACTAATTTATAAAAAAAAGAGGACCGAAGTCCTCTTTTATTTTTGTTGTATGTTAAAAATAACTATTAACCTTCACACGCAACACATTGTAAGTCATTCAAACCTAATTTCTTTCTAGCGAAAGCTTGAGCTGAATTCATTGAGTGTTGATAGTAAAGTGTCTTAACCCCTAATTGCCATGCATCGATGAGAAGTTTGTTTACATCCCTTGTTGGCATATCAGGAGATATCATTAAGTTTAATGATTGTGATTGGTCTATATAATCTTGACGAACCGCAGCTTGATTGATGATAGATGCTTGATTAATCTCAGCAAAAGTTCTAAAGACATCTTTTTGTTCATCAGTTAAAAACTCTAAGTGTTGTACTGAACCATCTCTCTTTTTAATAGAATCCCATACCTCTTTAGTATCTTTACCCATTTCAGATAATAAGTTTTTAAGAACAGGGTTTTTAATGGTCACCTTCATCTTAGCAACATCCTTAACATAACAGTTAGACCAAATTGGTTCAATAGATTGAGAAACCTGACCTAAGATAAATGCAGATGATGTTGTTGGTGCGATTGCATTCAACGTAACATTTCTACGTCCATAACCCTCCAAATATTCAGGTTCACCAAACATCTTAGCCAATTCTTCTGACGCTTTGTAAGATTTATCTTTAATGAGTTTAAAAACTTCAACGTTCAATTTAGCAGTCTCTCTCGTATCAAATGGTAGTCCTTTAGACTGTAATAATGAATGCCACCCTAATACTCCTAAACCTAAAGCTCTTTGTCTCTTTGCAAAGTTGTAAGCCTTCTCTAAATAGAAAAATCCTCTTTTACCTTCAATAGTACCGTTGTCTCTAATGTCCTCAATCTTAGTTAAAAATTCAGTCACAACAGCATCTAAGAACATAGTCATAGTTTCAACCGCGTCTGTATCTTTCCACTCATCATAGTGAAGTACGTTCATTGATGATAATACACAAACGAAAGATTCTTCCTCTGAGTTGTGAAGTGCAATCTCAGAACATAGATTAGAGTTGTAAATTGTAGCACCTTTATCTTTGTAAACATCAACTGTTTTGTTGTTCATAGTATCATGGAACATGATGTAAGGATA